TCAATGGCCATTTCAATTTCAGGTTGTAAAGAAATTTCTCTGTATTTGGCAACAAGTTCTGCTTCTGTACGAGCAGTGCCATCTAAATCAACAAACGTGCCATACGCACCACCAGCTGCAACGACTACAGCACCATCATCCTTTGTCTCTGGAACAAAGGATTCGACGGGTTCTTCATTTTTTCTTTTGATTTCAAAGCCAAAAAGCTGCATAATAATGTTTCCTTAAGAAAGAGAGCCGTTACGTACTATTGTATTTATAACGGCTCTCAATCCTTAAATTTTACGAACCACCAGCATTACCAGTTACACTATTCAATACTTCGAAAGTGTCATACTGGAATGTTACTTGGAACTCTTCAATTTCATCTACTGATGCCCACGCAACATCAATAGCAGCAACTGATTCTGGATAAAGTCCGTTGAACTGATATGTTCTTAGCAATTCACCAGCTTTACCAAACTGTGTGATTGTTGCCTGAGACTTATACAGGCTAGGTGCACCTGATCCAAGCGCTGTGATATTTTGCTGATAAAGATTTATGGAATTGTTCCATGTTTCCATTGCATTACGTATAAGGAAATCTTCATCATTAATAATAGTTACAGTCCATGGAGCAAACTGACGATCGCCTGCCATCCTTAGCTTTCTTCCAAAGTAAGGTACCTCAATAAGACCTAGCGTAGAAGCTGGCATTTGAGCTGCTTTACATAGAAAAGGTAGTTTCAAATCAGCAACCGAATTGACTGGGTTGCTAATGATTACTTGGAAGAGAGAAGGTCTTGCACCACCAAAAGTAAGTTGGGCTCTGATATCATTTATATTGAACGCCATTTTTCCATTCCCCCTTAGAAGCGACCAACGATTTCATCAAACTCAACACCAGTGCGTACTGCAACAAAGTTAAGTTGGATGAAGTTAATAGAACGTGCAGGCTTGATATAGATGTCACCTCTAAACTCATTGCGATCAATTACTTCTGGAGTGTTGTTTGTTGTGTCACAAACTACCTTGAAGTCGTAAATTCCTCTACGTCCTTGAACATCTCTTAGAAAAGGTTCAACTAAGTTGCGGAATTGTGCTCTTGTAAACTCATCATTGAACTCAAACAATGTGAATTTAGCTGCTGTAGCAATTGCCTTCTCAAGAACAATGAACAATCTACGTACGTTGATACGATCGAATGCTGATGGCTTAGCAAGCAATGTTTTATCACCATAAAGGACTGTTCCTTGACCAGGGAAGTTAACTACTGGATTAATACCAGCCTTGTACAATTGATCACGATCAGCCTTGTCTGGATTGTATGCTAGCTTAATGATATTCTTGATAGCACCTCTGTTAAATCCAGCAGGTGAGAACCAAGGATCACGAAGGTTATCAGTACGAACACAGAGACCAGCAATATCACCGTTCAATGGTACGTAGCGATAAAGATCATTATATTTGTCATATTGATACTTGTGACCAGAATCAATAACAGCATATGATGTTGACCTTAGAAGATTTCTAAAGGTTACAAGGTTTGATTGTTCTTGATTAGGCACATTGACTGTTGAAGTGCTTGGAGGTGAAACAAATGCAATGCAATCTTTTCTTTGTTCTGTAACATTATCAATTAGATAGTTTGCAAGTTGTTCACCAGAACCACCTCTTGCCTTGCCTTGAAGAACAAATGAGATGTCAATATCTTCAGCAGATGCATAAAGATCATAACCTTCCATAATTCTTGCAATTGGAATGTTAGACTCATCATCATCAGGACCACCACCACCAAATGACGATGTAATTACACCACCGGAATAAGCTGCAAGAGAAGCAGTGGTTGCTGGGCTAACAAAGCTCTTACCAGGCAACACATAACGTGAATTATTCTGTAGGACATCTACATAATAGTTTGAACCACCTTGTTCACCCTTTGCATCGGTTGCTCTTGAAACTCTTTGCCACACTTCAAGAATCTGTCCAGGTGTTCCTGAGAAAACACCATCTTCATCTGCAATAACAATGTGCAACTCATCTTTAATTGATGTATTTGAGTTTCTAGAAGCAACGTATGTTGATTGACCAGGAGCTCCATCTACAGAATTAAAATATTCCCAATGTCTTGTAAATGCAGTATTGCCTTCACCATTTGCTGATACACTAATACTTTGTTTAATTTTAAGAGTATCATCAAAAGTGATTGCAAATGAAGCTGTATTAGAGTCTGTTACTGTAATAGAACTTACATTGGCTACTTGTAGGTATTGAATTCCTACTGAAGTATTACCTAATTTAATATAATCTCCATTAACAATAGAAGCTTTAGTTGCTACAGCCATAGTATTAGCTTGATTATCAC